TACTGGCAGCTAAAGACCCTAATGGTCAGCTTGCGAAAGTGGCAGAAATTTTACAGCAGTCCAATACGATGGTTGAGGACATGCCAATGATGGAAGGATTGCTTGAAGTTGGCGATCAGATTACGGTACGTAGTCAGCTTGGCTCTCCTGGATGGAAACGTTTTAACGAATATGCATCTCCGAGTGTAGCAAAAACTAATCAGGTAACGGAATTAACAGGTCATATTGAAGATTGGAGCCAGATTGATTGTGATTTGGTGGATAAGGCAGCCGATCCGGCAGGATTTATGCTTCGTGACGCACGGCCTAAAATGATGGCAATGGGACAGGAAGTTGTATCAACCGCTATTTATGGCAATGCAAGTGTCGATCCAAAAACCTTTACGGGATTTATGCCGCGCTTAGCATCCCTTAATACAACGTATATGTCGGGCGATCCGATTGTACTGAATGCAGGCGGCACAACGGCAGGCGCACAGGCATCTATTTTGCTTATCGGATGGGGTGAAGATTTGATTCATGGCATCTATCCTAAAGGCTCTACAGGTGGTTTGAAATTTGATAACAAGGGTAAAGTAACGTCCGAACAAGACGGTAAATTCCTTGATGTGTACCGCTCTAAATTCTCGCAGGATATCGGTTTGGCTGTCCGTGATTATCGGTATATGGTGCGCATTGCCAATATTGATGTAGCATCTTTGTCCACCATCGGCACGTCAGCCGAAACAGCCGCTAACCTTTATACAATGTTATTGGATGCACTGTCTTATATCCCACATCCTGAACAGAGTAATCTCGTTATTTACGCTCCTCGTATTGTATGGTCGGCTATGTCTCGTCAGGCGGCCCAGTCAGGAAATGCTCCTGCGAATACCAGCATTAAAGATCGTGGGCTTATTTTTGATATTTTCGGTGTACCTTTCAAGCGTCAAGACGCAATGCTTGAAACGGAATCCGTTATCGCATAAGGAGGATATACCATGCAAGATAAACTTTTACTGCTCAGCGAAAAACAGGCAATTACAGCGGCGGCGGCATCTGATTTTTATATGGATGAAAACGGACTTTGCAATACAGGGAAATCTCTAATTTGCGAAAGTGTTGTAAATACAGCATTTGCAGGTACAGCAGGCTCTACGCTTACGGTCGAAGTACATGTAAGTAATACGGCTGATTTCGCAAGTTATGATGTTTTGTCTCGATCTCCTGCCATTCCTTTAGCTGATCTTACCGTTGGGAAGCAGATTCTGGTTCCCATTGCGCACAATTTCGACGAAGAAAAATTGTTTACAAGAGCGTACTATGTACCTTCTACTGCCTTTACAGCAGGAGCGCTTACAACATGCATCCAGCCGGATGTATTCACCAATCATAAATAAGGAGTGAGCTGCCATGTACGTATGCATTAAATCGTGCTTTACAGGTAGCTTGCATCGTGTAGGGGACTTGGTTACGGCTGATATAGCCAGCCAAGCCCCTATGTGTTTTGATAAGATACAGGCGCGCACAAAAGAGAAAATAGAACAGGAAATCGAGGAAAAAGTTCCAGAAATAAAAAAACGTCGGCAAGCAAATAAGCCGATGTCATCTAGAGATTTATTAAAAGCTCGCAGTACGATTAGAGTTGCTGGCGATCCAAAGGAGGATTCGTAAATGAGCATTGAAAATACAAATTTATCCGAATTTACACCTCGCGTTAAAAAACTAATTAATGAGATTATTGATGCGGTAAATACAGCTGTTAAGGTAACGGCGGTTAGTGCAGCAGGAGCAATTACAATCGCTCAAGGCATCGTAGCTGTTACGGCTACATCGGCGGCAGCATTAACATTAGCGGCCCCGTCCTCTGTCGACGGTACGATTATTCGCATTGTATCGACAACAGCATTTGCTCATAAAGTAACGTTTACAGGCGGCACATTGAAAGATGGCACAGCGACTGCTAAAACAACGGCTACATTTGCTGCATATGCCGGCGCACAGATTACGGTTATGGCATATGGTAGTAACTGGTACTTAATTGATTCTGTGGCAGCAACACTGGCATAGAGGTGATTCTATGGCATCACAAATTGATATCTGTAATTTAGCACTGTCTCATATCTCCTGCACGCCAATCAAAACGTTGCAGGATGGGACAGATAGTTCCAGATTATTGCAATTGTATTACCCCCGTTGCAGACAGCAGGCTATTCGTGATTTTCCGTGGGGATTTGCGACGGTTACCGATACATTAGCATTATCTACCTATACAAACCCAGTATGGGATTATTGTTATGGTTATCCCCTGAAATGCTTAAAGGTGGTACGTATATTTGATGGCAGTAACAAACGATTTACGGATTTCGATGAAGAATACAATGTAGTTTTGTATAAAGATGGAAAGACACGATTAATTGGCACCAATTTAAAAAATGCCACTATTACGTATATGTATGACGTGGAAGATACCACAATATTTGATCCGTTATTCGTGGATGCGCTTTCTTTTAATCTGGCGTTAGCGATTAATAATGCCAAGACGGGAGACGCACAATTAACGTCCTTAATGTTTAACCAGTATCAAATGAGTTTGAATAAAGCATATCAGGCTCAGGCAATGGAGCAACGGGAAGATGTGCATTGGCCTGATGGCTATTTAATTGCTAGGAGGGGTATAGGATGGCGACGTCGCAGAAGATAGCTTCTACAAATAAATATTACTGGAAACAATCTTCATTTGCTGGCGGCGAATTCTCCCCGGATGTATATGCACGGGATGATATGACACAATACGCTATTGGGATGAAGGAATTGACTAATTTTATTCCTCGTCCCTTTGGCGGTGTGTATAATCGTACCGGCACAAAATACATTAATGCTACGAAAAATTCAGGAAACTATATCTCAAGATTAGTTCCCTTTGTATACAATGAAAACTATTCCTATGTATTGGAATTTGGCAATTATTATATTAGAGTATATAAGAATGGTGGCATTGTAGAATCAAACGGTTCGCCCGTAGAGATTACAACTCCATGGCCGGCATCTGTTATATTTGGATTACGATTCACACAGTCAGCCGATACCTTATATATATGCAATAGAGATTACGCTACAAGAACCCTTGTACGCAACTCAGACACCAGCTGGACACTGTCCAAATACGAATTTACTCGTGGCCCATTTCGGACGCAAAACAGCGAAGAAATTACGCTTACACCATCGGGTATAAGTGGTTCTATCACAGTCACAGCGAGCGCGAATGTGTTTAATTCTGGCATGGTAGGCGGCTTACTTGAAATATCGCAAGAAGTATATGGACAAAGTGTATCATATCAAAATCAATCAGCGGCATTTACTAGTAGTCCATTAAAATGTAATGGGGATTGGAATTTCCAATTAACCGATCCATATCGAGCTACATTTACAATCCAAATATCAAATGATAACGGCAGTACATGGAAAACACTAAAATCATACGGCGCAACTGATGGTTCGTCAGCAATAAGTGATAGTGGATCAACTGATCATTTTTGCCTTTTGAGACTAATAGGTACTGCAAGCCAAGACGGATCCGGCTCATTGTCATTAAATTGTGCATCATTTGTAAACGATGGAATACTTACGATTACGGGATACACAAGCGCAACGCAAGTAACTGCATCGGTATATACAAGCAGTAATGATTATATGTATGGACTGGCAGATACAACGGCAACGGAAACATGGTCGATCGGCGCATGGAGTGATTATTGCGGTTATCCTTCCTGCGCTAATTTCTTTCAGGACAGGCTTTGCTTTGCATCCACGAACAAAGACCCATTAGGATGGTGGGCATCTCAGACAGGCGATTACGGTGACTTTTATGTGCATCCAGACCCCAAAGATGATGACAGCATATCGGAAACATTGGCATCTGGGAAGGCGAACGATATACAACACATGCTTTCTATGGATTCCTTGCTATGCTTTACGTATGGGAGCGAATGGAAAATCAACTCAGGTTCTAGTAAATCTGCCATTACTCCGTCGGCTATTAATGCATCACAACAGTCTGGCGTTGGCGCGTCCACCATTCCACCTATTGTAATTAATGATAGAGCATTATATTGCTCTTACCTTGGTAATAAGGTGCTTGATTTTTCTTATGATTACAATTCCGATACGTTCAAAGCTTCAGACCAAACATTGTTTTCTCGGCATCTATTCAAAGAACATTCCATTGTCGATTGGTGCTATCAGGATTCTCCTGACAATATTGTCTGGTTGATACGGGACGACGGCGTTCTGCTGTCTTTTACATACATATATGATCAGAAAGTTGCTATATGGTCTAAGCATGAAACAGATGGCAAGTTCGAATCCTGCGCCTGCATTCCGGGCGATACGCAGGACGAAGTGTATTTCATCGTAAAGCGGACTGTAAACGGCTCTACTGTTCGATATGTGGAAATGCTGCATGAACAGGACGACGATGACATTAAGAACCAATTCTATGTAGATTGCGGGCTGTCTTTAGATACTCCGTTGTCAATTACAGCGATTACCAATGCATCCCCTTGTACTATTACCTCAGCATCCCACGGATTATCTTCCGGTGATTATGTGGAAATATTTGATGCAGAAGGCATGACAGAATTAAATGACAAACGGTTTATTGTGGGTACTGTCACGACGAACACATTCACCCTGCTGGATTTAAATAGTAACGCTATTAATTCTACGGATTACGGAACCTATACAGGAAACGGGAACGCGTATAAATGCGTTACGTCCATATCAGGCTTAGACCATTTAAGAGGGAAAACGGTTGCCGTAGTAGGTGATGGCTCTTATATGGGAGAATTTACAGTATCATCTTCTGGCTCAGTAACTCTTAATCATAGAGCAGCGATTATCCACGCTGGATTGCCCTACACAGCGCAGATGCAGACACTTGATATACAAATACCGCGCCAAGACGGGACGAGCCGTACACGTAAAAAGAGGATGATTAATCCTGTTGTGGATGTGGCACATTCTTACGGTGGAGCGATTGGGATTAATAATTACGATAACATGGAAAATATGGCAACACAAATGGGGACGTATTTTGCTACGCCACCTTCTTTATTTACAGGAAAGGTTAAGACCGAACCAATGACAGATGTAGAAGACGATGCTAGCATCACTGTACGGCAAACCATTCCACTACCTTTAAATATTTTAGCAATTACAGCGGCGGTGAATATGCCATGATACGACCAATGACAATAGAGGATACCTATATACGCCTATCTAGGCCTAATATGCGTGAGATACGAGCTATTACAGCACTATCCATACCAGAATTGCTACAACGCCTTATGACAGCGTTTCATTGCTATGTATATGAATACGAAGGTAACGTAATGGCAGTCTTCGGTGTAGATGCATACGGCGAATGCTTTCTGTATTTTGTACCTACTGATAGCCTGCCGTTATCCTTTTATAGGGAGATTAAAACGTTCTTATATCAACAGGTGCGGCAGTATGGCAATATTCATAGCGTGATCATGACAGAGAACCATTTTGCGTTGCGACTTGCTAAATATTTAGGGGCACGATTAGGAAGGGCATATATAGATAATGGGAATGAATATATGCGATTTGAGGTGAGACTATGTGTGTAAATCCAAATTCCTTAAATAAAGTATCAAATACAGGCGGTGCTGTTACTCCTGTCAATTTAGATAACTATATTAATCAAGAAAATTTTGGACAAGTCCGTGGTGTCAATCTGGATAATTATATTAATCAAGAAAATGCGACATCTGCTGCAAACGCCACCAATTCCGAACCTGGTAAAATGCAAAACTGGGGATATGGGCTTACGGCAATAGGCGGCCTATCTTCTCTTAAATCTCAGAATAACTATTATGATTCTTTGATCAGCAATGCAAATGCCAATATTGGGCGCACATACGATCAAATAAATATGGTAGGACACGCGGGAAGTCAGGCTGCCAACGACGCACGAGAGCAGGGAAGGCAAGTACAATCAGCACAGCATGCACAAATGGGCGCAACTGGTTTTTCATCCAATAGTGGTAGTAATGCAGCTATTCAATCCTCTACAGCTGGTAATGCAGAAGAAAACGCGCAGCGCATTCAATACAATACAAACCTGCAAGAATGGGGGCTTACGAATCAAATAAATGATTATAAAGCACAAATACAAAATTATAATAATGCTAAAAAAAATGCAGGGCTTGGAACATTACTAACTACAGCAACAAATTTAGCTAAAATGTATTACGGATGGGGTGGTGTTGGATAATGGCAGTCATACCAAGATTAGACGTAAATGTTCCTCTGTCTAGCGGTCCAACGTCCCGGGTGGATAGTTCGGCGGCATCACAACAAGCTTCCGGCGTAGGAATTGGGGATCAATTAGCTGGATTAGGTGGCGTATTAAGCGAAGCGGCCATCAAGAAACAAGCACAAGTTAATCAAATAAATGTGGCCAATGCTATGACCAATACAATGCAAGTCCTTATGGATAAGCAAACAGAAGTATTGCAGCGTAAAGGTGTAAATGCATTGGGTACAGCGGCAACAAGAGATAATCCGGCAACTCCTTCAGCCTCAGATGATTTTGCACAATTCAGTTCCAATACTTATAAATCAGCATTGGATTCGTTGGATAATGATACGCAAAAGCAAAAGTTTACTCAATGGTATCAATCCCAACAACCCGCTATGCATAATACTGTTGTTAAATGGCAAGACCAGCAAGCAACGATAGCACAAAGCGATAGCAATAAGGCCCAAATGAATATGAATTCATTATTATTTAAAAGTTCGATCTTAAACGGTGATTACAATACGGCGAGTACGGCTATTCGTAACGGACTATCTATGTCACAACAGATGGGTTCATTAATGGGGATTCCACAAGATGCCCAATCACTGCAAGATAATCAATATTTTTATAATACAATGGCAGATACTGTTAAAGATTTAATAAATAGCAACCAATTCCAAAACGCTTCTAATGTTGTTAATTATTACAAGGCACATTTGACAGGAGATCAGGTGGCTACTTTAAATGGTGCAATACAAAAATCATATGCACCGGTTATGTCTCGGGAGCGAGCGGCATTGGCAATGCAGCAGAATAATAATGATGTATTAAAAGCTAAAAGATCAATTCCTATTACTGATCCTAATTACGATCAAATAACAAAAAATATAGCTTCTATGGGAGCAGATATTAAAGTCGAGCAAGCGGCGCAAGAAAAACAAGCAAAAATAGAAATGAATAGGAACATATTGCGCCTTAATAGTGTGGATGATGCTGTTTCATATACTACTAAAATGGTAGATGCTGGATTAATGACAGCGGATACAGCAAACGCAATTGTTAAGAGACAGCAAGAAAAATCAAAAGCATCTCTAGACCCTAAGACTAATTGGGCCGTAGGGTATGATTCCAAGCCGATTACATCTAGCGGACAAACAGGATTAGAGCGAGACGGGGCGTTAATCAAAGAATATCAAGCTAGATTAACCGATCCCGCAGACGTTATTTCTCCTTCCGAGCAAACTAAATATGATAAAGCAGCTAGCAATTTAAATACCTATTGGAATATATCTTCTGGTGGCACATATAATCAAAAAGATCAACAAGACACAACAGACGAATGGACAGCTGGATATAATCAAACGTTTAAGGCCGCCGAATATTTAGCACAACACGGTATGACAAAAGATCAAATTATAGAAAAAGCAACTCCCACCCTAGAAAAGATGGGAATTGATGTTGATACATGGGCGAATCAAGTGGACTGGGAAAGCATAGGATTGTAGGAGGTTAATTATGGCACTAGCTGATGATGTGTGGAATGATATGACCGCAGGGGTAGAAGATAGCGAGCAGCCACAATCAAGCGGAAGTTTTGGGGGCAATCTTTTAAGTGATGTTGTTGATACTGTAAAAACATATGCTTCTACGGTATATAACGAAGGAGCAAAAATATTAACTCCCGTAACAGTAGAACAAATGAATGATCCTGATTTTATGCAGCAATATTATGACAATCAAAATAAATTTATAGATAATATTGAAACTCCTATCGGTGGGCTTGCAATGGTTGCAGCTATTCCGGCTTCGTTAGGTGTTAGTGCACTGGCTCCTATTGCAGCTGGATTAGGAGCCGCGTATTTGCCTAAGATGGGGTCAGATATACGCCAATCTATTGCAGAAAACGGGGTAGGTTCCACCGCGTATGATTATACAGTTGGACAATTTACAAATGCTTATAATGCGGTTAAAAATACAACAAGTGAAGAACTGTATAACAAACCTTTTAGTACAAGTGCCAATTTGGCTATGAATGTATTGCCGGCTGTTATGATGACTGGCGGCTTAGTAAAGATGGGTAAGCATGGTGTTAGCACCTATAAAGAAAGTACAGATAATCCATTAGAACAGGCAATGAGAGAACAGCCAACAGAAGAAGTCGCCGCACAAAACATGCAGCCAGTTGTAGCGATATTTGATCGGAATAATATCCCTACTCCGGCAGATGTAATGCGGGATATGGGAGCCGTAGAAGAAACACCGGCAGAAGGGGTAAAGGTAAATATATCTCCTTCTAGTGAGGATGCAAATACCGTTGTTCGAGTTGCAGAAGAAAACGGTACTGATCCGCAATTAGTATTATCCATAGCAGCCCGTGAAACTGGCGGAGACGATGTAAATGCAATAACAATGCACCCAGCAAACGGAAGTCCGGGCGGCATTATGCAGATAACCGAGGAATCTGCAAGGGACTATGGGATTAACGATATGTTTCCTAATTGGCAAACCGATGCAGAGCAAAATATTAAAGCCGGTATTTATATTTTAAATAAAAAAATAGAAGAAAATAACGGTGATGTGTGGGCTGGGGTTCGTGCGTACAATGGAGCAGGAGAAGCGGCAGACGCATATTTAAATCAGGTGCAGAAGAATTACAACTCACTAGATGGTCAATCTAATTCTTTGCCTGAGTTAAGCCAAAAATATTATACTGCTGTCGAATCGGAAAGCCCTGATATTGCAGATATGGATACTACGACAGAAAACAAGATGAATTATCTTGCTAAAGCGTATGAAGATAAATACGGGGAACCGCTGCAAATCACATCAGGCAAACGGGAAGGAGCGGCGGACGCATCAGACCACAATACAGGACACGCTTTTGATGTAGGAAACGATCGGTTAGTAAATGATGCAGACGCAAGAGCATGGTTGATTGAAAAAGGTCGTGAATTAGGATTAAATCCATTAGATGAAGTGGAACATCCATCTGCTCATGCTACTGGGCCGCATGTCCATTTTTCGGATAGAGGCGGTACGGTATCTATGCGTGGTGGATCCGCCGACGCACAAGGCGCTCGTGGCGCATATGAAGCCGCAAGTGAAGCAGAACGGGCGGCAGAACAATCCAGAGAACAAGGCTCAGATATTATTAATAATGCTATTGACACAACAGATAAAGGGTGGCGTGAAACATCTGCTGAATATTTGAAGCGGATAACGGAAGATCAAGATAAGGTAATGAAGGAAGAAGCCGATAACAAAGCAGCTATTCCCGACGAAACCAAGCCGGAATTCCTTAAAACTGATGATGAAATACTGGACGATCACAAACAGTTAGTACAACAGGCATTGGCAGAAGGTAAGAATGTTCCAGATGAAGTATTACGGGAATATCCTGATTTACAGGAAGGAACGCAAAATTTAAATACCGATGTATACAAACCTTTGGATAGTGGGAAATATGGCTCTATTGATAATCCAGATGTAAATCCGTCCAAGCCTGATAAAGTATATAACGTAACTGAACCGGAATTAAACAAGGAAATAAATTCGTTCGTACAATCCTATACGGGACACGTTGGTAACAGCGCATTTAAAGGATTTTATGATTTAGGAGACAAATACATTCGTGTTCGTGCCTATGGAGATTATGATACACATGCGCACGAAATAGGGCATTCCATAGATAGCACGCTGAAAATAAGAGGATACGATAACGAATTGATCAATGCCGCTGAAAAGATATGGGGTGATAATCCTATATTCCAAAACTATACGCCGGCGGTAAAACGAGCGGAAGGAATTGCTGAATTTGGTCGCCAATATTTATTGAACCCATATCGAGCATCTTTGAATTTCCCCGGCTACTCGAAAGCGTTTACAGATGCATTAAAAAAGAATCCAGATTTCGCAAAGAAAATAGATCATATCGGCGAAATGATGCGTAACTGGTATCGGCAAGCACCAGAAGCCAGAGCCAGAGGGGCGGTATCATTCGGCAACGAGTTACCTAAACCACCCATTAAAGAACGGTTATCAAGTATGTTGGACAGAGCGCAAACAGCATGGATTACATCTACTCACGGTATGGACAAATTGAGTAGCTTAGTAGAAAAGGAAATCGGACGTAAATTGACGTTTGAAGAAGACCCGGCTAAGCAAGCACGCGTATCCAATACCTCTCCTATTGGCAGAGCAGAAATGATGCTGGGAATCAAAGTGAAAACTCCTGAAATTATGCTACAAGCATTGAATGAAGTAAATGATGGAATGTTGAAATACCCCGTCACCATGAAAGATATTTTTACGGAAATATCTGATAAGAAGATGAGCAAGAAATATCCTGATTATTTGCAAAATGCGCATGCCTCAGACTGGCATCAAGCTTTTTCGTCCTACCTAGCAGCTAGGCGAGCGATCGAATTAAAAGAAGTAAATTATGAATCACCTTTAAAACTAGCGCAAGACAGATTACAGCAAGCTAAAGACGACTATGATGCTATCAAAAAAGAATATGATAATTCATTATCTATAGGATTAAAAAAAGGTGGACTGCGAGATCAGTATATTCAGGCTAAAGTAGCGCTACGTAATGCGCAGGCAGATTTAAATCATATCCAGCGGGCAGGTTATAAAACGCATCTTACTATTGAAGACGCAAAAAATACGGTTAATAATGCTCCTAAAGAATTTGAATCTGCCGCAGAAAAGACATACCAATACAATGATAATTTAGTTAGCATTATGCAGTCTGCCGGCTTAATTAGCACCAAGGATGCAGAAGCGTTGCGAGGGAAATATAAATACTATGTTCCAATGGGACGCGATTTCTCCGAAGCTGGCGGCGTAGCCAATGCGTTTTCCCGTAGCAAGGGATTTATTAATGCATCAGCTCCCATTGACAAGCTAAAAGAGGGCGGTTCATCACGCTTGGTAAAAGACCCAATAGAACAAATGGTAAGGAATACGTATGCAGTTTTAGAAGCGGCAGAAAAGAACAGAGTAACACAGTCCATTGTATCTCTAAGTAATCTTAGAGAAGTAGGAAAACTGATTGTAGAAGTACCAGGAGAAACGGCATCTAATGCCAAAGAAAGTATTTTTACTGTTATGGAAAATGGGGAAAAGCATGCTTATCAAACCATTCCCGAAATATACGAAGCAATCAGCAACTTGAATATGCCGTCTTTTAATAATGCGTTCAAATTTGCGAGTATTTTCTCTCGCATGCTACGCCTTGGTTCGACCGGGGTAAATCCTGCATTTATGGCAGCCAATCTAATAAAGGACGGTTTTACGGCGGCTGTTTATGATAAAAACATGATACCGATTATTTCTACGTTAAAAGGTATTCATACTATTTTAACAGATGAACAAACAGTTGCTGAATTTAGAGCATCCGGCGCACCTATGGCGGCCTTAGTCGGTATGGATAGACCTAATATTCAATCCAGAATACAAATGTTGGCATCTGATGGAAAGATAACACATCTCCCTTTGAAAGACCAGCCACAGGCGATTTTAAACACTGTTATCGAAGCATTTCGCAATGCAAGTGAAGCGATCGAAAACGGAACACGTATCGAGGAATTTAAGCAGTCAAGAAAATTAGGAAAATCCATTCAAGAAGCGGGATTAGATGCAAAGGATATTACAACTGATTTCAGCAGAGGGGGAACATATGGAAAACAAGCCAATCAATTAATAGCGTTTTTTAATGCCGCAATACAAGGCCCGGATAGAATGGTACGGGCATTTAAGGACAATCCAGTAGGGACATCATGGAATACAGCAAGATGGATTGTTTTACCTTCACTTGCGTTGTATGCGCTTAATTATTCACAACAATGGTATCAGGATTTACCGAATTATACGAAAGATATGAACTGGTGTATTTCCCCTGACGGGGGTAAAACCGTACTGCTTATTCCTAAGCCGTATGAACTAGGAATATTTTTCGGATCATCACTGGAACGAGCATTAGATCAAGTAAATAATATTGATCCCAAAGGGATGAAACGGTGGAGAGATGACGCAATAAATGTTTTGACACCGGGTATTATTCCCAGCATTGCAGAACCACTGTTAGGATGGACGGCAAATTACAATTGGTTTACTGGTAAAGGCATAGTAAATGAACGAGACTTACAACATACCGCGCCAAATCAATACAATGCGTATACAAGTGAAATAGCAAAGAAAATAGGCGCATTAACAGGCTTTAGTCCTGAAAAAATTGATTATGCTATTCAAGGATATACCGGCGGCGCAGGTAAGTTACTGTCAGAAACATCTAATTACCTTATGGGCGATCATACAACAATGCCGAATAAGGGCGTATCTGATATTCCCGGTGTAAATCGGTTCGCTAAAAACTCGTCTTTCGTACAGTCTCAGGCGGTATCAGATTTCTACGATACCTATACTCGTATGCAGCAAGAATATGCTGATACAGGAAAGAAGCAGCAGACAACGGCAATCCATTCGATAAACGTCTTCCATCAACAAATATCGGAATTAAATAAACGAAACAGAACCATTCTCGACAATCCAAATTTGGATGGAGATCAAAAAGCGGCATTAATGGAACAGAATAATACGACGATTAATAATATCGCTAAAAAAGCAAACAAGATGTTTCCACCACAATAAAGGAGGGAATCCATGGCTATAGCAACAGAAGTAATGCGTGTTAAATATCAAGGGGACGGAAGCACAACAAGCTTCACGTTCCCTTTTAAGATTAACTCCGCAGATGATATAAAAGTACTCTTATATGACAGCACAACGAATGCAATCACGCAGATTACAAGTTACACCTTAACACCAAACAGCACGACATATCCCAGTTTAGGCGGCACAATATCAGGCGTTACAGCACCGACCACCACACAGGAGATCATGATCGAACGGTCGATGGATATCCTGCAAAATGACACCTATCCATACGGTGATACGCTTAATCTGGATAACCTTGAACGGTCGTTTGATACGATGGTTATGCAGCAGCAACAAATTAATGACGGGACATCACGGGCCATTAAATACAATGAAAATACAGATATGACAGAGGTCGATCCCACTCTACCATCCCCTTCCGCCGGGGATGCTTTAGTTTGGGATGAAAACGGGAAGAATCTGATCAATTCAAATATTGGCAATATTCCATGGTTTTACAACATGGCCAAAGCATGGGCTGAAAGTCCATTTAGTCCTGATGGGATGCCAGATTTAGATAGTCCTACATTAAAGACTATGAGTGCAAAAATGTGGGCTATTTTAGCTCGTAATTACGCACAAGTAATGAACCTGCCTGAGGTCATGAAAAACGTAACAACTGATGATGTAAGTAAAATCTTGCGAATCAATCAAAATGGCGCATTTTACCTTACACAAGAATATGTAAATGTAAAAGACTTTGGTGCAGTAGGAGATGGTACAACTGATGATACTGCTGCTATACAAGCAGCACTTGATTATGCCCAATCATTAGGGGTTAGATGCTTTATCCCTTCTGGGGGATATTTAATTACAGATACATTAATCATTAAAACGGGCGCATATATTTGTGGCAGTACTTCAAATCAAATTTTTTCTGGCTTTCCTCGTCCAATATTAGTTTTTCATTTTGATACTAGTTCACTAAAGCCAGCCATAAATATTAGTAACAATGGTGATGTATCGTGGGACACGTCTTTGGAAGGTACTACATCGTCAGTGCAAATCGAAAATTTAACAATATCCACAGATTCTCAGTGTGTATGCGCATTTCAACTTCGTACATATAGATGTAAGTTTGAAAATATAACCATTATGAACTTTTGTGTTGGCTTTTGGATGAGTAATTCATATTTAAACAGCTTCATACGATGTAACTGCTTTAATGTACAGGTTGGATTTATTGCTAATGCAGGCACAAATGGCAATACGCTACTAAAGAATTGTTGGTCTCAGAACTCGAAGGGTAGTTCTACTAATGTAAACAGTCGAGTAAATAATTTAACTAATTATACAATAACAAAAACGTGTGGATATGCTGCGATTTGGGGTGGTGATCTTACAATAAATTCGTGTGCTGCTGAAAGTGTTATGTATGGAGTGTATGTGGATTATGGGAGAATTACAGCCCATCGCATAGGAATTGAAGCTATTCCGTCAGATGGGGCTGCTTTTTATGTTAAAAATATGGCGATATCAAAGCCAGGAATAATCCATGCGGATGATATTGTCACTTATAACGGGAATACTACAGGATTACTTGCCTATGTATCATATGCATCTACGTGTGAATTACATTTTAATCGACAAAAGCCAACTGATTTTGCTAGCGATCTCTCTGTTATTTCAGGTGGTATTGCAATTTGTACTTTTACTGGTGGGGATGATTATACAATACCCCTAACTATTGGTTCTAAATATACAAATCCTAGCGTCTTACAGAATCGCAGCCACTTTACATATAGAGGGTGTATATTTGATTTTATTCTTGATTACGATTCGGCATCCGAGAATGCCACCCCAACTATAATTGGGGCAACAAATGCTAATATTGTAATTCCTGACACATATTTCTATTTCAATTCGTCTCTCTATATAATCAGAAGTCCATATGCGGATGCAAATATATATGTTAATGGTCCTGATAATGCGTACATAACGCTACCTCAAAAAGCTCATGTTTTCGTTGAGGTTCTTTTCACCAAAAGTGATACAACAATCAGCTATCATTAATTGGGAACAAATTACAAATGCATAATATACAAAATACCACTTATTATTAACCCAACTACAAAAAATTATAAAAAGGGCTTAGGAGGTGCAAATGTGGAATGGTTAGCTGTTGGAGGATTTATTATTGCATTACTCGGTCTATGCGGAGGGCTATTTAAAATCGCAATTATTGAGCCCCTTCGCAAATCGATACAAGATTTGCGTGAACTAATTGTAGCAACACGTGATTATGTTGATAAAACGGAAGAAAAACGTCAAAGTATGGCGACTAAATTAGCTTCCGTCGAATCATCTGTTAAATCTGCACATCATCGATTAGATGAATTAGTGCAGGAAATTCATTAGGAGGTGTTACATATGAAAGTTTTTATTAATCCGGGGCACGATCTTGATTATGACAGCGGGGCAGTTAATCCCAACAGCGGATTGCGGGAATGTGATGTAGCGGCTAATATCGGCGCATTAGTTAAATCGTATTTGGAAGCCGCAGGGTGTGAAGTGAAATTGTTGCAGAGTGATAATCTTTGCCATGACAGCCAGTATGCAGATCGACCCGTTGCAGTATGCGACGAAGTTAATGACTGGCCGGCAGATGTATTTGTATCCATCCATTGTAACGCTGCGAACGAACGGGCGCAGGGTACCGAGGTGGAATGCTACAGTGCCGGCAGTGAAGGTGCAAGACTGGCGCAATGCATTCAGACGCAGATTGTTGATAGTTTAGGTACGTATGATCGGGGAGTAAAAGAAATGCCGGGTCTTATCGTACTTAAACATACCGACATGCCAGCGTGCCTAGTAGAAACCGCGTTCATCGACAATGACGACGACGCAGCATTACTGACCAATAAGCAAGATGACTTTGCCCGCGCAATAGCCCGCGGAATCACAGACTACGCACAGTAGAAAGGTACGGTGATCCTATATCTCGCCTACGGGCGATCATACAGGAAACGGAGGGATTATATGGCAGATAAAATAACACTCATATTTTGTTCCGGGGATGCTTGGTACTCGGACATTATCAAGGCCGTTGAACGTGGTACATATACACACGTCGCCGGTCTTATTTTAGGTTCCACACTGGAAGCGTCAGGAATATGCGGTGAACACGACCGCTACCCGGGAGTGTGGTTACGGCCATCCAGCGAATACACCGATGGAGCAAAGTGCAAATTTGTCACATTGCAAATTAATAGTCTGGCGGCAGCCGAAGAAAAAGCGCGTGAATTACTGGGGACACCGTATAGCTTTCATGGCTGCATTGAAGCCGGCCTTGAAATGCTTTTTGACTTACAACCGCCCGTTGACGGCGAGCTTACAGTGATGTGCAGCGAAACATGGACACGGATACTTGAAGCCGCCGGCCCGATCGGATTTACGCTGCCAGATTTAAAAGCTGATTTCATGGCTCCTCAGCGTCTCTACGACGCAGTAATAGGCGGTGCGATATGAGTACATGGGTACGCATTAGAAACGCCGTTACAAGCTTTACGAAAGAGTATTTAAAGCCTGCCATATTAAGCGGGTTGGCTTCATGGGCGGTAGACAAGGCAAAGGATAAGGTGGATAAATGAATGCATTGATTGACTCCCTTATACGGGCTGCTCCGTATTGGTGGAAACTAAAGGCAGTGTTTCAGGCTATTTGGCCAGCATTAGTACAAATTTGGAAGGTTTATCAGGAAATCAGGAGGAATAAAACTATGGCAAGTATTAAAGTAACAGTAACAGATTCGGCAGCAGCGGTATTGAGCGGTGTAACAGTAACAGCAGGGACCGTCACAGGCACGACGGGAACGGACGGCACCGTTACTCTGGAAGGATTGACAGCAGGTACTGCTATTGCAGTGAAAGCGGCGTTGAGCGGCTATACAGATGGGACAGCAACAGTTACCCCCGCAGATGGCTCCGTGCAGGAAGTATCTATTGCATTGACGGCAGAAGCTACAGATACGTCAAGTGCTGTAACTGCGGTTGCGTCCGTTATTGCACCTGTAGTCGTGGAAGCAGTTACGTCTGAATTGGATACGCTCAAAACGAAAGTGCAGGCTAAAATAGATAGCACGCATAGCTGGACTAAAATAGGATGGATTCTTACTTTGCAGATTCTAAACGTGCTGGGAGATAAAGGAATATCTTACGCTAAGTCAAAACTTGGCATTACGGACTAATTAAAATTGCCCCTCTACTATGGAGGGGCTTTTTATTGTATGCAATTCGTCAAAAATTCGTCAAAAATATTTTTCAAAAATATGTATTGATATGTAAAACAAGAAATCTGCATTATCCCATAAAGCCCGTAATTAAGCGTTTTAACGTTATATATTTCTTCTTTATTGCAATATTTATAAGCACAATCCGATTTCAAAAGAAAAAAGAATAATGACCATTATTTGGCTGTTTTAAGCCATTCTTGATGGAAACGGCAAAAATTCGTCAAAAATTTATGCGAATATCCTATCAATGTCCTGTTTGGCCTTATCTCTCATTTCATCTGAATAATGGACATACGTATCTAGCACGGTATTAACCCTGTCACCCAAAAGCGCAGCTACGGTTTTAACATCAACACCATTAGCTAATAAGCGTGTTGCGTAAGTATGCCGTAAGGAATGAATAGACATGTTTTTATTGCCGCTCTTCCGAATGACATAATTAACGGTAAAGGTACTATTCGTCTTATCATTGAATAAATGCCTGTCTAATCTCTCAGGAACCGATTGATGGTACGCTTTCAATATGGTTATAAGATCAGGGGGGATAGGAATGACGCGATATCCGTTCATGCTTTTTGTTGGTCTTAACCCGTATTTCTTTTTTCCAATGGCAGATAATTGTGTCTCTACGGATATTCTCCCGTTTTTTAAATCAACCGTTCTCCATGTCAAACCGAGTATCTCTCCGTAGCGTAGCCCAGCATATCCGGCGATTGCTATTTTTATGTAAGCCACATAGTTATACTCTTTCGAAAAGGACAATAGATTTTTAAAATCCGAATATTCAAGGACACGTACCTTTTTTTGACGCTTGTCTTTTTCCGTCTGGATTCCTTCTAATGGATTAGTGTAAATTATATGGCACGGATAGATAGCATACTTTAATATTCTGTTCAGCTTTCCTTTATATACTTTCTTCGTGCTTACGGCAAATGGCATCTTTGACAAGCATTTAATAATATCCTGATGCTGAATTATGGATACGGGCATATCAGCAATATCTTTAAATGCTAACAATGCGCTGGAATATACGGCTCGTGTATTATACTCCAAAACCGCTTTGTTTTCCAGTAGGAAGAGTTCAAATACTTCCCGTAGTGTAACATCCTTCATGGATTCATCCACGACGTTCAAAGCCGATTCTTTTATCTCGTCTAGCATTTTGTCTCCGGCTGCCTGTGCGAATTTCTTTGTTTTAAATCCTTGCCGTGATTTTTGTTTCCACCTTCCTTTGCTATCCTTGTAGGATAAAATCACCTGAACACCTTTATCCTTCTGTCGATATGTAAAATGATACTCCATATTATCAGCTCCTTCTTTGATAAAATAGGGCCGATTGTGGTATAATGTAGATGTAATCAGCCTTCGCAGGGTGGATTATATAATGCTGAGTGAGATACCTCTCCTTCAGCAATCCCGTATTCTGTCGCTAGCAGGATGCGGGATTTTTTATTTAATGAGATAGGTTATAACTACTTACCACATTATTGGCTTGCTGAACGGCGTTATTCCTAGCTTCTTCAATTTGTTGCATATCTTCATTACAATTTGACACATATTGCCTTGCGTCATTTAAATAGCTTTGTACTTCATCGTAGCTTGGATTATAGGGAAGATATTCATTAAATGGGGGATAATACCATCCATAGTTAGAGCCAGCAGCTACATAAGCGAATGTAGGCATGGATAATGCCATTAAACAAAGTACTAAGATACATATTCTTTTCATTTAGATCACCTTCTTTCTGTTATAATTTTTCAATCTTTCTATTGCCTTTTATGAATAATAATATTTATCTTCCTAGTGTATTGTCATAATATATTTTGATATACGTATTCGTTTGAAATAGTATGGGAAACTATTCCGACTAATAATATAACAGATGAAAATAAAAATCCTAGTGTAAAAGCATCATTACTCGATGAAAATAAAATAAATAATTCCCATACAAACACCGAAAACAATATTGTCATTGTGTGAATTGCGGAAGCAATAGAATCCCCTTCTTTCCGTGCAATATAAAAGAACGGGATCATAATTATCGAAAAAGAAAATAATACACAGGGTAATAAATTTTCAAGTAAAGAAGTATTTCTATAAATAGTACATAAAACAGAAAATGCCCATGCGTAAGATATCAAATAAGATAATAAGTTTCCTATAAAAAATAGAATATATCTAATAAGGGAAAAAGATATTTTAGACGCACCTATGCTTATCATTGTGGGAATAATATTCAAAATACCTAACATCCAAGGCATGAATGCGGCAATTATGATACATGTCAAAACATAAGCCCAGTGCCCATTTATAATTAACCATATTGTTCCAACTAATCCCCCGCCAATATTACAAATCCACATAATTAAAATGGTTATTATTTGAAATAAAGGAATAATATAATTAAATATAGCATTCATTATACAACATCTCCTTTTAAAATTTACCCCTTAATTCAACTACCTTTCCTAATATCTGGACAGGTAGTTCTTTTATTTCCTTGATTGTATAAAAATGGGGTTCATAGACACTTACATTAGTGGCAATAAGGGTAATTCCATTCTCTTGTATTCGCACCCTTTTGATCGTTGCATCATTACCGTTTACTAATACGATAGCCGTTTCTCCAGATTCAATATCATTTTGCTTTCTTACGATAACGACATCGCCCTCGCAGATGCGAGGCTCCATGCTATGCCCCTTTATTTTCAATGCAAAAAATTCTCCTGTAGCAGCTAATTCTGGCGTTATTTCTTCGTAATCAAGAATCTCTTCGATGGCATCTATAGGAATACCCGCTACGACACGCCCAAGAACAGGAATTTTAACTGCACCGGATTTAGTTTGCTTTCCCTGATCTAAGCCAAGTAAATAATCAACAGATACTGCAAATAGTTTTGATAACTCATTTATTTTTCTGTATGGCTTACTATCTCCCGTTTCATATTTTACATAGGTTGTCCGGTCGATGCCTAATAACTTTGCAATTTCATTTTGTGATAGTCCTTTTTCTTCACGCAATTTCTTTAAACGTTGAGCTGTATTCATTACTGGCACATCCTTTCTTAAATATATTATACGTGAAATTGTTTCACATGGAAAGATGTGGAAAAACTTCACTAATTATGGATAAAATCATTGACATGTGAAGATTTATCACGTATAATATAGCCAAGAAGTGAAAAAACTCCACAAGAGAAAGGAAGGTATCATGAATAAAATAAAGTATTATAGAGAGAAAAGAGAACTGAAACAAGAAGAACTAGCCAATTTAATTTTAGTTGATCGATCTACAGTTGCTAAGTGGGAAAATGGTGACGCTTATCCACGTGCAGATAAACTGCCAAATTTAGCCAAAGTATTACGTTGCACTATTGATGATTTATTTTGCTAAAAATAGTGAAGAATCATCACTAATCAAAGAAGGTGATCACATGGAACAGACAATTATATCCCGAAAGGAACTAGCCAAAAAATGGGGATGTGATGAACGGACAATCAAAGCGAGGGAAGATGCAGGGATTATAAGACCCTGCAAGGGATTACCGGGTACCCATTACTTATTGAAAGATGTGTACAAAGCAGAGGGGCTGACAGATGCAGATATTCATCAAATAAGCCCCTTTGAGTACCACAAGTTGGAAGCCCAGTATAAAGCTGCTCTCGATAGGATAGAGCAGCTAGAAGGGAAATTATACAAATTGGCAGCCATGGCATGTGAAGAGGTGGCAGCGGAAGTCAGGAGGGAAAAGGCATGACGAAAGGAATTGAACTTCCGGAATGGGTGAACCAGCATCATCATGATTGCTTAGTCCAAATGGCAATAGACAACGAACGCAAGACAGAAGAAGAATTCAACCGTCGAGACGCAGCCTTTGAAAACGGCGTAGCGGTAGGACTGGGAATTGCGCTTGTATTGCTGATTATCTTTGCGGTAAGAATGGCATGAAAAAAGCCACCTTTGCAGAGGTGGCGCATAACAAAATATATTAATTTAATTCTAGCACGAAGAAGGGAGAATTGCAATGTTATCCGAAAAGATGTATCCCAACGGGATTAATCCTACGGTAAGCGACGAACTGAGCGAAGGTATCGCATATGCCGCACAGGAAGCCGGGAATGACATTCACTATATGTCCCATAAGCTGGCAGAATTAGGCACTCGGCTACGGAATGAAGAAGATGTCCATAGCTACAGCCGGACAATGGACACCCTGAGAGACATTGATATGTTTATAGATGATCTAAGAGCGGCGCAGAACATTGTATATGATGCGATCGAAGAGGAACAGAAGCAAAGCAGGAGGTTAGGATAATGGAAACAATAAAATTGCCGGAAATCATACCAGTAGAACCTAAAATAATGAGTAACCCGCAGGATATAGCATGGAATATGGACGATGTAAAAAGCTATTTAACCGCTATTACCGATAAGTACAAAGGGTTGGTGGTTACAGATGATAACGAAAAGGACATGTCAAAAGTAAAGAACGAAATCGTGTCCCTGCGTACCAACTTGACACGTTTTAAAAAGAAAGGGAAAGACCTGCTGAATAATCCAGTCCGCACTTTTGAATCAGAGTGTGATGAACTCTTGATCATTATTGATGACGTGGAACGTCCACTGAAAGATCAGCTGCAAAAATATGAGGATGACAGGATTGCAGCATTGAATACGTCCATTGAAAAAGAAATTGAAATGAAATCCCAAGCGGCCGGACTAGATGCATCATATTTGTTTGACTTCCAACGTGACAAGCGTTGGTACAACAAAACTTACAAATACAGCCAAACACTGATTGATATCGACAAAGAAATTTCACGACTTTCCGAATCCCAGCGGGTGGATACAGAACGTCGCAAGATGTTGGCTGAACGGGAAGAACTCATCAAGACTACGGTTGAGTTTGCGAATAAAGGACTGCAAAGTCCGCTAAACGCACAATTGTATATGTCTATGGACGCAGATCAATATACCTTCGGGGATATCAAAAAACGTATTATGGAGGATGCTGATCAGCGTAAAGCTATTGAGCAGGCAGCCAAGGAAGCAGAAATAAAAAGGCAGGAAGAGATAAAGCGTAAAGAATTAGAACGGCTTGATGAAGTACAAGCTAATATAGCACGTAAAGAAGAACAAAACCTTATTGAAGAACAACGGCTGCAAAAAGAAGAAATACCCATTCCACCAGTATCGCAAGAAGAAATAGATAAAATGGCGGAACTAGATAAGGTGCCTGAATTGATTGACGTAACAATCACATTTCATGGGATACCGGCAGATAAGGTTGAAGAATTGTATCAAGAGTTGGACATATACGGATATGAATATGATGTTAGGTAGGTGAGTGTCATGGATGATAGATATACAAAGCTAGCCAGTGTACCGCAAGATGCACTAAGAGAAATAAAGTATGGCGCATTAAAGGGGAAGAGCGATATCAATCCGCAATGGAGATATGAATCGCTCACCGATACATTTGGACTGTGTGGTGTCGGATGGAAATATGAAATTGTTGATACGCATGCCGAACCAGTTACAGCAACAGGGGAATTGATGGTATTTGTGCAAATCAACCTTTATTTCAAAGACGGGGAAACATGGAGCGAACCGATTCCAGGATTCGGCGGTGACTTTTTAATTGTCAAGGACAAGAACGGCATTCACGGGAATGATGAAGGATACAAGATGGCGACTACAGATGCACTCGGGACAGCCGCCAAACTGATTGGCGTAGCCGCAGATATTTATCGTGGAAAATACGATTCAAAATACAGCCGATACAATACAGCCAGCACGTCAAATTATGCACCTAAGAAAACACATAGCGCAAACCCGCAGACCGTAAACGATTACTATCAGTTGGTTGTTACGTATGCACGTAAGAATAAAGCAGTGGGCTATATAGTAGCGATACTAAAAGACAGCTTTAATAAAACCAAATTTAGCGAGCTATCTTTGACGGAAGCCAAGACGTTTTACGATCATATGGAAGACCTAATCAAAAAGCAGCATGAATTGAGTGCTAAGGATGACGCGGCGTTAATGGACGGAGTAGGCTGATGAAAATCACCAGTAAGGTACAGTTAATTCGTGGCGTATTGGGAAATGGGATATTTATTCCCTGCCCACACGATACGGATTTAAACGGAGAAACTGAATACGTTATAGATATCCATAAGCCGAAGAAAAAACGGTCGTTAACAGCGAATGCCTATTGTTGGGTACTCTGCCAAAAGATAGCTGAACGGCTTACGGTAGGAGGCACATATCATAGTAAAGAAGATGTGTATCGTAAATGCATTAAAGATTGTGGACATTTCGTTACTGTGCCAGTTCGTGATGATATCGTGGATGAATGGTGCCGTCGGTGGGGAAATCAAGGTATAGGCTGGATAAGCGAGAATTTAGGGGCATGCAGGAATACACCAAACTATACGCTGGTGGCTATGTATCATGGCAGTAGCACGTACACCGTAGAAGAAATGATACGGCTGATAGATTGCCTAATAGATGAAGCTGAACGGCTAGGGGTAGAAACCAAACCACAGGCAGAAATAGACAGTTTAATGAATGAATGGGGAAGGCAGTATGAACAGACGTAAACGGCAAGACGATGCGCTATACCGTAGAACTAGAAAATGGGCGATGGAACGAGATCATGGCTTGTGCGTGATTTGCGGTCGCCCCGCTTGCGAAGTGCATCATATCGTATTCCGCAGTCAATTAGGTACAAGTAATTTAAATAATCTGGCTTGCTTGTGCCGACAGTGCCACGAGATGGCGCACGGAATACACGCAAAGGAAATACGGAAAATGCTACAAGAATATCTAATAGGAAGGGAGAAAGCAGAATGATATCCGCACAAGAGAAAATATTTAAAGATTCTTATTCTGAGATTATGGATAGATATCAAAAAGTAAAAGACGATACGTCTCCCGATAACGAAGGATACTGTATCGGGGAGCTTTTAGAAGGTGGCTTACAAGACTATCAAATGTATGCGGATTGGTGCAGGGAATTAACTATATATTTAGTAGTTGATATTGGGTGTTGCTATGGACATCAATGCTCTATATTTGAAAAATATGGAATCAACTATATAGGAGTTGAAACATGTAATTTTAATTTTTTTCATCAAGAAAAGCATACGTATATTAACCATAAATACCCTGTTAATTTTAAAGGTATGCCGACAAATTCGGCAGCAATATCTCATCTATGTGTTGGTTGGCTAATTACAGATGATAAAGATATAAAACAAATAGCCAAAGATTTTCCAATATTTATAGGTCAGATTAACAAGAAAACGCTTCCTACATTTGAAAAGTATTTTACCGTACGTCGCTGTATAAAAGAAGATATTGATGCGCACGTAGTATTAAAATCAAAAATTTATAAAGTTCATGCATGAGGTAGATTTATGAGGTATATAGACGAACTTAATTCCTTTCATGATTGGTTGCGATCAAATCCAGATTTGCCAACAGCTGCAAGAATATTGTGGTTCGTATTAATGGATATCAATAACAGCACTGGATGGCAAACAAAGTTTAATGCATCCTTATCAACTCTGGCAGATGGAACCGGGTTATCCTTGAAATCCGTACAAAATGCAAGAAACTTGCTCAAGCAATACGGCAGGATTTCCTTCTATTCAAGAGGTGGGAGACAATCCGCAGTATATACCATGATACCAATTGCAGGTAAGAGATACTCGCAAGAGGTACAACAAGACTACCCACAAGAGGTACAACAAGACTACCCACAAGAGGTACAACAAGACTACCCACAAGACAACCTGCAAGAGGTACATATACCTAGACTAGAGGAGAGGAGAGGAGACTTAAAAGAAAAAGAGAGGGAAAAAGAAAAAATCCCCCCAGCCCCCAAAGGGGGAGACGCTCTAAAAAGTCAAAAGCCGAAATCTCCTAGATTTGTACCGCCGACAGCAGAGCAGGTGCATGATCATTGTCTTGAAAAGGGATATGACATTGATGCAGAAGCCTTTGTAGCATTTTATGACAGCAAAGGCTGGATGATTGGCAAGAACAAGATGAAGGATTGGAAGCGAGCCATTGTAACTTGGGTCAAAAGGCAAGATAAGCGTATACAACGACCAGCATATCAAAGCAGGGATGATAAGATACGTGCTGCCGACGAAGAAAGAAGAAGGAGGCTGGCAGAATATGACAGGATCCATGACAGACAAAATACTACAGACATTGCGGGGTTCTTACCCAAATGACGCATGGAAGCTTGTAGGCGATCGTGCGGATGAATGGACAACAATGATGATAACCGTATTTGGCAAATACTCAGATGCAGAGGTATACGAAGCCGTGGCTAAGTGTGTATTAGCGTGTGATAGCCTGCCAAGTATGTCCATTATTCGCAAGGCCATTGTGGCTAAGAAAAACGCTGTGCCGGATTTTGGGGCATTACCGCAGTCAACGAACCGGATAGGAAAAGAACGGATAGATGCGATTGTGACTGCTGCTATTGCTAAGCGTAACAAGCAGCAGGAATCGGCAAAGGATATCGACCCAAATGACAGAGAATACTACTCTAACCTGCCGCAGGAATTGATTGATTTTGCAAGACGAAAATTTCCCGACATATCACTTAGGCTGATAGATAAAAATCGCAGCGAATTTGATTTTGTGAGAGAGCAAATAAGTAAGCTAGACGGATTTCCATTAGGGCTACGGATGGACAAAAAGACGGGAGACATTTATACAGTCGTCGGCTATCCGCAGGTATTATTAGACAGGATGAAGCATTAAAGGAGGAGAAGAATGATGAAAATATGTAGAGTATGCGGAAAGTCATTTTATCCCGGACAAAGCCATAAATCCATATGTGATCAATGCCGGAAGAAAATAACCGATAAATACGATGCATTCAAGCGAAGCGGCAGTAAGAATCCGACACACTGCATTATTTGTGGCAAGAAAATAGAACCACACGGTAGCCAAAAGAAGAAGTATACATGCGGCACGGAATGCGCTTATTACATGAAATTCATTGCATCGTGGAAATGCCAGCAACGGAAGAAAGAAAGAGACATTATTAATTTACGGTCGGCAGCAGTAAAACCAATAAAGAGGCTAGATCAGAATATAGCAGCAGCTAAGGCAGCCGGATTAAGCTACGGTATTTACATGGCAAAGAAACGAGGGCAACTATGAGAAATCACATTGAGATAACGGGGAATGTAGGAAACAGTGAAGTACGATTTACGCAAAGTGGAATGGCGGTATTGAGATTTTCCGTAGCCGTCAATATTGGCAAGAAACTAAGCGATGGGACATATGATAACAAGACAATGTGGCTGAATTGCGCCGCATTCAGAGAATTGGCTGAAAACGCCGCTGACGACGTTGTAAAAGGGAAATACATACAAGCAGCTGGACGGCTAAATGAGCAGGAATATACAGGTAAAGACGGCGCACAGCACAAAGCAATGGATATCATTGTGGATGAGATATCATTCCCGGTGAAGCCATGGAAGCAGCGTAATGGATTTGACAATATGGGGACACCTGTAAATGAGGAAGACACTATAATTCCGTTTTGATAAGGAGAGAATATGGGATATTCGCATGGTAAATTATGGAGCGATGTAAAATTAAAAGAAGAAATATTAAAGGTAATAAATATTTTAAATATAAATAGAATGCCAACGGTGACAGAATTAAAAAATATTAATAAAGGAGGTCTGGCGTGCGCTATTGGTAAACATGGTGGATATGAACATTGGGGGAACATGCTTAATTTAGGTCACAAAAAAAGTGAAACTGGTCTTGGACTGTATTATGAAAAATATTTTATGTCTCACGTTAATTATAATTGTGAAAAAATGAGTACTAAATTTCCATACGATATATTAGTCGAAAAATGTGTAAAAATTGATGTAAAATGCGGGTTCTTATATCACGGAAAACAAGGGAATTTTTATACATTTAATTTAGAAAATAAAAATGCAAGATGCGATTTATATTCGTGCTTTTGTCTAAACAAAGATGGAGATATAACAAAAAAATATATTATACCGGCTATCATTATGCAAGACAAAACTCAAATATCTATTGGCGAATTTAATTCAAAATACGATACTTATAAAAATAATTTCAATTTACTGCAAGAATATATTAATTTTTATAACGGAATAAAAAATATAAATACAAACAATGCAAAAGGAATCTAGTATAAACCAAGGAGGATAAGACAATGAAGGGATATAAAGGGTTTGATAAGGATTTGAAATGCAGAGGATTGCAATACGAAGTAGGAAAAACGGTGGCAGAAGAAAACGCTAAGTTATGTGATTGTGGACTGCATTTTTGCGAACAACCGATCGATGTATTTAGGTATTATGCTCCCGGAGATAATAGCCGTTATGCAGAAGTAGCGGCAAAATATGTTAGCAAAGAAACAGAAGATGACAGTAAAAGAGTGGCTAAGTCGATAACGGTTAAAGCAGAGGTTGGAATTGTAGGTTTGGTAAAAGCACAGATTGAGTATGTAAAAAAGCATACGACGTTTGAGCATACGGATAAAGATCAAGCCACAGCAGGAGACAGCGGGGCAGCCACAGCAGGAAACTACGGGGCAGCCACAGCAGGAGACAGCGGGGCAGCCACAGCAGGATACAGCGGGGCAGCCACAGCAGGAAACTACGGGGCAGCCACAGCAGGAGACAGCGGGGCAGCCACAGCAGGAGACAGCGGGGCAGCCACAGCAGGAGACAGCGGGGCAGCCACAGCAGGAGACAGCGGGGCAGCCACAGCAGGAGACAGCGGGGCAGCCACAGCAGGAAACTACGGGGCAGCCACAGCAGGAGACAGCGGGGCAGCCACAGCAGGAAACTACGGGGCAGCCACAGCAGGAAACTACGGGGCAGCCACAGCAGGAGACAGCGGGGCAGCCACAGCAGGATACAGAGGGGCAGCCACAGCAGGATACAGAGGGGCAGCCACAAGCCGAGGAACGGTATCAGTAGGAGAAAACGGGTGTGGATTAGTAAGAGGTAATGGAGTAAAAATTAAAGGTGGTATAGGCGCAATACTGACAATATGCGAAGAAAAAGAAGATAGCTATGACATTGCATATTGGAAATCTTTTGTGGTTGACGGGACGGAAATAAAAGCGGATACATATTACTGGCTCAAAGACGGTAAGCTGGAAGAAGTGGAGAAAGAATGACAAATATAAACAAGGTTATTATGGGGGACATGTATGATCATCAACCAGTAGAAATACATTATGGAATGTTTAGAATAACCGTAACAATTAAAGATAAAAAACACGATAAAATAGGATTTTGCAATTTACCTAAAGGACATGATATTACAACTGCTATTATAGGAGCATTATTTGATTTACGTGTCAAATTGGAGGAAAAAGAATGCACCTAATGGCAATAGACCCGGGAACACATGAAAGCGCCTATGTAATATGCGATTATGGCACCCTAAAGCCGATAGATAAGGACAAGATACCAAACGCGGAATTATTGGAACAGCTGCCGGAGATGATTATGCTAAACAGCATCCAGCATGTAGGGATTGAGTATATGCAGTCATACGGTATGGGAGTTGGCAAGGAAACCTTTGAAACGTGCTATTTTATCGGGCGCATGACAGAACGCATACTGCGGCAGACGGCAATAAAAGAGATTATCCCCATATACCGGAATGAGGAAAAAATAGGCACGATAGGTAATATGAGAGCCAATGATACAGCGATACGTCATTATCTGATAGATACTTTCGCTGATCACGATTTTAAGACGGGTAAGGGGACAAAAAGTAGTCCTGATTGGTTTTATGGATTTAGCAAGGATATGTGGCAAGCCTATGCACAGTCATATATTTTAAAGCTAAAAGTAGAAGGGAAGATGTAATCATGACAATGATGGAACAAATAATGGAAAAGCTAGGCGTGGAACTGAATGAGGAGTTTAGCGTGAAATATAAATGGTGTACATTTTATGACAGCGTAAAATTTGTTAAAACCGATGAGAGTATTCAACTGGTCGTCGATGAAAATGATATGCCGGGCTTGTTTATGAATTTACTTAACGGTGTGGCAACGATAATCAAGAAGCCGTGGAGACCAAAAGATGAACAAATGTTTTACTATGTATCGCCTAATGGAAGGGTAACTTATCACTATGATCAGACTCATAGCGAGGGAATTAACTTAATTATGATAGGAAATTGCTATCGTACTAAAAAAGAAGCAGAACAACACATCGCCTACTGGAAACAAGTATATAAAGATATGCCAGAGTTTAAGGAGGTAGCAGAATGATAACGATTGAGAAAATACAAAGGTGTATTTCCAAATATAAAATCAAACAAGCAGGGGAAAATATGTTTTGCTTTACTAAACGCTACAGGGAAATACGACAGCATATGAGATACAAAGGTAACCAATGTTTTATTTGTGGCCATAAATTTGAAGATAATGAAAAATTCGGTCTGATGATTACTGACAAAGGGAACAAAACCATATGCAATGAATGTGCAGGACAAATACAGCAGGAATTAAAATAAATATAAAAAGGATTGTGGAACTGGAGGCAGAAAAATGAAAATAGTATACAGTTATGACAATGATGAGTGGGCGTCGGACATGTATGACTCTGTACAGGACGCCATGCAGGGAGCACTGGACCGCTACCCGGGAAAAGTATTAAAAGAAATTTGGATCGGGACTATCGATGAAACTGAAAAAGGAGGGCACACTATAAAGACGCCGCATCACTTTACGCTAGTCCACGTACCCTATACGGGCCCGGTATACAAGGAGGTACCAATAGAATGAGATGGATAAGAGTAAAGGACGAATTGCCAGAAGAAGGAATGACAGTTATAGCTGGAACACGTTTTAGTGGCTTAGAAATACCAGATAAAGATGCTTTTGTAATTGCAGATTATTATCATGGTAATTTTATACGACCATATATACATAAGGTCGAAAGTATCCCGTATATTGATTACTGGGCACCTATAGCCCCGCTACCAAAGGACGGTGAGTAGGATGAACATGTTGTCGCTATTTAGCGGAGTTGGAGGGATTGACTTAGCCGCACAATGGGCAGGAATACAAACGGTTGCATTCTGCGAGATTGAGCCGTTTTGTCGCAAAATATTACATCAGCATTGGCCGAAGATACCTGTTTTCGGAGATATACATAAATTAAATAAAGAGGTGTTACAAAATGCCGGAATACGATATGTTGACATTGTGGCAGGGGGCTTCCCATGCCAGCCATTTAGCCGAGCAGGGAAACAAAATGGAATCAGCGACGAGAGGTATTTATGGCCGGAAATGCTCCGAATCACCAATGAAATTAGACCGACTTGGCTTATTGGTGAAAATGTTGAAAACGCAGTCAGAATTGTGCTTGACGACATCGTCGACAGTTTGGAAAAAATCGGTTACCAAACGCAACCGTTTGTTGTATCGGCTAAATGTAGCGGGGCCTACTTTGAAGGGAAAAGAACTTTTATCGTGGCCACGCCCTACGACAGGAGCACCATTATGCGGGGGGACAAACAACTTCAAGCAAATGCAAAAATTAAAAGATGCGGGGATTATATCCGAGGAGGAAAGGAAAAACCTAACACAGGGGAACGGTGGCCGATCGAATCCCGACCTTATGGAGTGGCTGATGGGGTTCCCAATAGGGTGGACAGAATTAAAGCGCTAGGAAATGCAGTCAGGCCACAACAAATTTATCCAATTTTTAAAGCAATAGCTGAATTGGAAGGTAGGTAAATGCACTACCTAAATTACACCTTTTGTAATCGTAAAGACTGCCGTAAATATCGTATATGTGGAGTATCGGTAGCGGCAGCCGAGATGTGGAAAAAAGATAGCAAGAGGACGGCTGATGATTCGCCGATCAAAGCCGAGCCGATTAATTGTGAAAGATATGAAAAGGGGCCGTGGATATGAAATTAGCAAGTAAAGCAAGAAAGGAATCGCTAGATCACATGACACAAGGAGATCAAAATATGCTAGACGTAAGCATGGAAAATATACGTAAATCGATCGATACAGCCTGCCTAATGGGACTTAGGTATGCTGTATTGGATAAGACAGGGATAGATGCAGTAGACGCTGAAATATGCGCTACAGTCGAGGAATCAGGATATAAGATAGCGTCTAATACAAGCAAGATTATTATTCAGTGGTAGGGGAGCGCAGACGATGACATTTTGGGAATGGACTAAAGAAAATCCAGGATTCTTTTTAATAGAAATGTGCATTATTGTTATTACAATTTTATTATTATATTTGTTATAGGAGGAGATAAGTAATGAAATACGCATGTGGTAGGGAGGAAAATTATGCCAATAAAATTATATAACGATAATTTTCAAAATTACGAAAATCCTGATTTATTTAAGGAAGGTTAAATACAATGCACATTATAATAATGGGAAGTCTAGGATTAATTTGTGGGATATCCTCTATTATATTATTAGGTATGCTTACAACGGCATTAAAGGAAACGAAATGCTATTGTAAGCATACAGCGCCAAACTGGACAATAATAGCTCTGTTTGTATCGTTGGACGCAATAATGATGATTTGTACACTAGTTGCAGTGATCGGATTTCTTGCGTGGATATTAGGGTATATTTGGTAAGGGAAGGATGATGCATATTGTACGTAAAGGGACAGCGCACAGGATTAGATGCGACGGAACGTAAAATTGAATCAATGTTTTACCGTGAGAAAGCTATAGCAAGAGCCGTAAAAAACTATAGGATGGATGACGGTAAAGGGCATACAGGAGGATCAGGAGGACATGCATTTGTCTCTGATCCTACAGCCATTGCGGGGATTAAAAATGCGACTGAAATACGCTGTGTAACGCTTGATGATGGGAGTGTGGTATATCATCCTGAAAAGTGGTTAATCGTTGTCAGAGAGACATACAGACACCTTGACGGATTGCAAAAAGAAGCTATGAAACTGCGGTATGAAGGGGAAAAGTCTTATATTATACAGGCTGAATTAGGGATATCTAAAGATGTATTTTATGTAATTAAGTCAGAGACAATAAAATATGCAATAGCGGCGGCGTGTCAGATAGGATTAATAAAGGTATACTAATCTTATTCGCCGAATAAGGGATAAAAATATATGCTATAGTATTAGTGTAAGGTCAGTGTAAAGGATAGCCGCCAACTGGCAGGGCTATATCCTGAATCCATTATCTTACCTCCTTTCTTAAAATATAGGGAAAAGGCATCTGTTTAGCGGCAGGTGTCTTTTTTTCGTATACAAAAATAAAGCACCCATTGTTAACGAGTGCTTTATTTTTATTATATTTTATTGTCCTAGAGATTCGATTAGTTTAATCCGCTGGGCTATCGACAGCGCCTCAACTTTATGACGTAACGCTGACCGCTGCTCAGTGGTTCCGGTAGCTGCTTCGACGATATCAAGATGCATTCCTGCAACCTTACTGCGACTGATTACGCTGCCGCACATCACCTCTGATAAAATATTAATTTCTGTGTCATCAAAATCCGGTAAATTAGTTAGGTCCAGGATAATGCCGTATCGATCGACTACTTCCCCCAGCCGACGAGAAAAGCCACCATTTCGGCGATCATTTGCCTTTGTTTTTTCCGCGAGCTTTTCCAACGGCTCACTCATATAAACTGTTCTTTTTGCCATTTTAATTTCTCCCTTTTTATTTTTTTGACTTTTTCTTCAAGCGGCCTGAAGTATTTTTCCTCGGCGCCTTTCCGCACGGTAATTGCATCATCGATAGACTTGTATGAGCCTAGATATATTTGTCTGTGGGCTACCATAATATAGGCCTTGTATGTGCCACCCCTTGTCTTACCGATACCAGTGATCCCAGTGCTGGAGTTGCGATTTATCTTACGATTGATATATGCAGCTGCTAGACCACGCTTGTGTATCTCATCTATTATTTCCCGTCCTTTTTCTTTACCCCGTATCTGAGCAATACTTTGAGATTCCGCACGTCGGCACCCACAGGATTGAGAGTGACCGCTTGTAAGCGCTTGATTTCCGACGAGCTTTTCCGTGCCGCAGGCACAGCGGCATAGAGATTTTCTTTTTTGCACATCCGCTTTTAAGACAGTCCAGTAGCCGTATTGCTGGCCGGATTTTACTTTACCGCCCTTAGGCCTGCACATAGTGCAACCGCATGATGTGGATTTACCTTTTAGCAGACTGTAAATGTCAACCATTTTTTCCTTGCCGCAAACACAGCGGCATAGAACTTTGGTATATTTTAAAGAGTAATCCGGATCACGTATCACTGTCCATGAGCCAAATTTATCGCAGATATGTATATCATACTTTTTAATTTTAGTTTTTCCCCCTTTTTCTAAAAAGGGGGGCGCAGTTAAACGCCCCCCTTTATGTTTATTTAGTCAAAATCCAGTATTCGCGATCGACGTAGTTGGTTGTATCCCAACGGGGGCGATCTATGGTATATCCAGTTCCAAACTTGCCGGAATATTCATTTACAACCCCTGCAACCTTGCGGCTTACATAGCCGCGATGCGCTGCCGCATGATGCAACGTGCAAGTTTTTTTAATTTCGTTGATTGTTTTCATAATAATCTCCTTTGCGCTCTTCCTTGCGGTGGCGACTTAAGTAAATTTGGAAGGTCTTGTTTTCCCTTTCCTTGATTATATAATACCATTTATACGTATGAATGTCAATAGTTTATACGTATAAAATTTAATTAATTTATCAACGATATATATAAGGATATATAATATATAAAAAAGAAAGAGGTGATACAAATAAATCTATCGTCAAAGATATATAAGCTATTAAAAGCATTAAATCAAAAAGGATATATATATTTATATAGGCGCGATCAAGTATGGAGTTATAAGATGGGAAAAGCCTGTGCCATATATAAGATATATAGGCAGTGGACAGTAGATGAGTACATAAAATACGTAGATCCAACATATAAAAGTAAATCATCACAAAAAATAGTTAAAAAAGAGCTGTATAGCAGCTTTAGGCAAATAGATATAGTATTGTGGCTACGTGATAGATGGAATGAGGTGAAAGATAATGCGAGAGCGATATAAGCGATTTGCAGACGAATATATCAAGACATTAAATGCTACACAATCGGCAATCGCCGCTGGATATAGCCGCAACGGGGCGGGAAATAAAGGGTACGAATTATTGAAAATAGTTGAAATACAGGAATATATCCGCGCTACGATGGAAAAAATAGGACACGACAAAATCGCATCGGCTGAAGAAGTGTTGGAGACGCTCACAGGCGTTATGCGTGGGGAAATAACCGCACTTGGTCTTGATACAGATGTACAAGACAGGGTAAAGGCAGCAGAGTTGCTGGGTAAGCGGTATGCCCTGTTTACCGATAAAATGGATGTGTCTGGCGGCGACATTGCAATTACTTTATCTAAGGCAGTGGAAAGGGCAAATAAGGTACATGACGATGAGTGATATTATCCATGGACTATTAAAGTATTTGATCGACAATTGTATTGTTTATACAACATATTGTATATAAGTATCGTAATATCGGGGAGTTTAATACAAAATGCCGAATAAAGACGACAATATCATAAAAATAGCTGATTTTTTAGGCTCATATACAAATGATCCGCTACGCTTTGTATTAGCCGCTTTCCCTTGGGGGGAAGGATCATTGGCGGGATTAAATGGCCCGGACAAATGGCAACGCAAAGTATTACGTGATATTGGTAATGGGATACAAACGATTGATGAGGTTGTAAAAGAGGCGGTGGCATCAGGAAACGGCATAGGGAAAAGTACGACTGTTGCATGGCTTATATTGTGGTCCATCTCTACATTTCCGGACACTAGGGGAGTTGTCACTGCTAACACAGAGACACAGCTACGGACAAAGACGTGGCCTGAATTAGCTAAATGGTACTCGTTATTTCTTGGCAAAGACCTATTCACATTTACAGCTACGTCTATATTCAGCAGCCAAAAAAATCATGATAAGACATGGCGTATTGATGCAATCCCGTGGTCAGAAAGTAACTATGAAGCGTTCGCAGGGATGCACAATCAAGGACGACGATTGATATTGATATTCGACGAAGCGTCTGCAATACCGGATATCATCTGGGAAACAGCGGAAGGTGCGCTAACAGACAAAGACACACAGATCATATGGACAGCGTTCGGGAATCCCACACGTAACACAGGGCGTTTTTTTGATTGCTTTCATCGTCACCGTGATATATGGCTAAATTATCAGGTAGACAGTCGAGAAGTCGAAATAACAAACAAGACACAGATCGAGGAATGGTTCAAGCAGTATGGTGCTGATAGCGACTGGATCAAGATACATGTTCTTGGACAATTCCCTAGTTCGTCGGAAAATCAGTTTATCAGTATGGAGTTAGCAGAGGCAGGCAGGGGCAAGCATTTACTCCCTGATGAGTACAACTTCGCTCCTATCGTTATCGGCTGTGATCCAGCATTTACAGGCGTTGATTCGACGGCGATAATCTTACGTCAAGGATTGTATAGCCACGTGCTACAGACAATAGCGTATACCGATAACCTAATCACGACTGCACAGCTACTGGCAAAATACGAGGATCAGTATCATGCAGACGGCGTAGTTGTGGATATCGGCGGTGTAGGTGCAGGCGTTATCAGCGCAGGACGTACCATGGGGCGTAATTGGTTTGGAATACAGTTTCAGGGAAAGTCGCCGAGCAAGGTATATTACAACATTCGTGCGTATATGTGGGGACAGCTTAGAGAATGGCTCAGAGAAGGCGGCGCATACGATGATGACCAGCAAATGTATGACGACCTGATCGGGCCGGAAATAAAGCCGCGACTGGACGAGATCATACAACTCGAGAGCAAAGAGGAAATGAAAAAGCGTGGACTGCCATCACCGGATAAAATAGACAGCTTAGCCTTGACGTTTGCCGTGCAGATACGCAAAAAGCCGGAATCAAAGCTATGCAATACAGAGTATAACTTCTTCCCCAATAGGCACAAAAATAGGAGACGATAAGATGAGAAATAGACGATATATTAAATTATTTGATGTAACGAGAGTAAATGCATATGGATGCGGCGGTGGTGGTGGACTGCTTGGGCTATTGGGACTTGGCAAGACTAAAAGCGTAGATGTCAAGACTGCTACGGCACCAATTGTAAATGACACTGGCACAGCGGCACTTGACGCGCAAGAAGCACAGCGTAAAAAGCTGGCTCAAAATAAAGGATATGAATCCACTGTAAGTGCTGGTAATAGCACACAGACTGGACAGGTAGGAACTAAGTCATTACTGGGGAGTTAATATGCTAACTTGGGATCCGAAAGAAAAAGAATACGTACATAAAAAGTACAAACAACTGCATAATGACTTTGACGACTGGAAATCACTGTATGAAGATGTGCGAGACTTTGTATTTCCATATCTTGGCGAGTTTGAGGGAGACGACAAAAACAAAGGCTATCATCATGACGACGAATTACTGCGCACGATGATTATCAAGTATGCGAATATCCTTGCAGCTGGTATGCAATGGGGCATTACATCTCCTACACGCCCATGGATAAAAACAGGCGTGACGGATAAACAAGTGATGGAAATGCCAGAAGTAAAAAACTGGTTTACTACGGTCGACGAAATCGTCATGGATATACTGTCCCGCGGTGGATTCTATCAGGAAAACCAAAAGTTTTATTTGGAGATGGGCGTATTTGGTACAGCAGCTATGTTTATTCAACCGGACATGCAAAACGGCTGTCAGTTTCACACGTTTACAGCAGGTGAGTATTTTGTCGGTGTAGATAGCAGGGGAAAGCCAAACTCATTTGCGCGGATTATGAGCCTGACAAAAGAGCAGATGAAGCAGGAGTTTGGACTGACCGGCAAGGAGATGGACTTAGGCGGTGTAACAAACGGATTTTATACGGTATATCACGTTATTGCTCCTAATCCAGATGCAGATGATACCAAAGTTGGTCAGCGCACTATGGCATATCGTGAGTGGTATTACGGACAGGGTGGCAAGCTTCTAAAGGTTGGTGGATTCCATGAGTTCCCTGTAACAATCGGCAGATGGTTTACTAAAGGATCAGACGTGTACGGAACGGGCCCTGGTATCTGGTCTCTTGGTGATGCAAAGCAAATGCAAGTCATCTGGCGTGATATTACGATGGCCAGTGAGCTAATGGTAAAGCCACCGATGCAAGCACCTAGCAGTATCCTTGCCAATGGTGGTATCAATCTCATGCCGAGTGCTGCCAATTACTATAATCCTGCAGAGGGAGACGCTGGCATTAAGCCGCTGTTTGAAATTAATCCACAAATGCAAGGCGCTGTATCTGTACAGCAGGCACTTGAGGATTGCATCAAGGAGCATTTTAACGTCAAGGTATTCCAGATGCTCAGCGAGATGGACAAAGCCAATATGACGGCGCGCGAAGTCATTGAGCTATCGGCTGAAAAAATGTCACAAATGGGGCCGTTGGTTGATCGGATGGAAACCGAAATACTGCCAACAACAGTTGACAGAGTAATTAACATCTGTATGCGATTAGGGCTATTCCCACCGCCGCCGGATGCGATACAGGGTGCGGAGATACAGATCAAATATAGATCGGTATTAGCGCAGGCACAGCAGCAAAATTCGATCACGCCAATCCTTGACACAATTAGTACTGTGATTGGATTCGCCGCACAGACACAGCAGCCTGAAATACTGGATAAAATCGATTTTGACAATGCAACAGATAAGCTGGGAGACCTAAACGGGTTACCTACAGGGATTATTAGAGATGATGATCAAGTGGCACAAATACGGCAGGCACGCGCTCAGCAGCAACAGTTATTAATGCAGCAACAGCAAATAGCACAAGCTGCCGATATTGCCAAGACAGCGTCACAGGCTAAGACTGGCGAGCCGAATGCGCTTACTGATGTTTTGGGCGGTGGGGCAGCGGCTCCTATAGGATTGCGGAATGGGTGATTAAATGTGGGATCAGACAGATGAAATAAAATTAAAGCAGATGATAGCGGATGACTTAGCAATCCGATTTACCAAAGACCTATCTATTCTGCTCCAAGATGCAACGTTCCGGCGGATAATAAGCTATATGTTTTATGTATCCGGCATGGATATCAGTGCATACAAAGGAAACAGCAAGGATATTTATTATTTAGGGATGAGGGCATTTGCAATCCAGATGAAGCAGGCTATCGACTACATAGATAAGCCTACACGCATGGCAGGTATGGAATATAGGCAGTTAGCCGAACGTGAGTATATGGAGCTGCAATGTGCCATACATGATCACTTAAAAGAGTTAATGGATAAGTCATCCAGCAGACCAAGATCAAGGAGGGAAAATAATGGCAACCAAAAAGACAAGTAAAGCGCATCCAGGTTTCGCAGCGGTGCAGAAGAAAATCCAGAAAGAAGGATACGGAAAGAAAGCTGCAGGTGCAATTTTAGCCAATGCAACACGAAACGCCAGCAAAGCAGCGAAGAAAAAGAATCCACGACTGAAAAAGGTAAAATAATGGAACCCGTACTTAAATTTAAAGATATAGCAGAAGCATATCAATATTTACATGAATGGCAGCATAGGCTGTTTTTGGATGACTGGATCATTAAGCTACGGTTAGTTGATGCACAGGAAATGAAAGACAATCAAGGCGAAAGTCATATGGTATTTGAACAATCGGCAGCATTAATTGATTTGGCGATTGATGATAAAGACACGGAGCAATATGTAGCTAAAACATGCGTTGAAGAAACACTAGTACATGAGTTACTTCATTTGAAATATAGTTACATGAAGAACGATTCATATGAAGGTAAATATTTGGAGATACACGAACATCAACTGTTAGAGCAGCTTGCAAAAAGTCTCATCATGGCAAAGTATGATTTAACATTTGATTGGTTTATGAATTTTAAGGAGGACGAGTAATATGACAGAATTTCCTGAACAAGCTTATGCAATGATTTCTCAACCTATGAATGGATTAACAGATGAAGAAATTGTAGAAACAAGAGAAAAGGCCCTAAAAGCATTACAAGGGTATGAGGTCGTTAACACGTTTTTTACGGACGAATGGTATTCATCACAGTCCATGAAAGAACGTGGAGTACGTCAGATCCCGCTTTGCTTTCTTGCGAAATCCCTTGAAAATATGAGCAAATGCGATGTGGCTTATTTTTGTAAGGGTTGGGAAAATGCTCGTGGATGCATAATTGAACATGATGTAGCAAAAGCTTATGGATTAAAAATAATTTACGACAAATAAATACTAAAGCGACTATCTAATTGATAGCCGCTATTTTTATGCCCTTGCACAATGACATGGAATAGGGCAAACAGGAGGATATTATGGCAGCAGAATTATTTAACAACGCAGAATTCAATGGAACACAGGAAGCAGAAAGCACGGAATCAGCAACTACGGCGGCCGAAGAAACTGGTGGAGAAACGGGTTCCGAATCAGAATCACAGGAAACCACTGGCGGCGAACAGACAGCGGAGATTGCCTATTCTGATTTCACCGTCCCAGAAGGATTTGAAGCACCGAATGAAGACTTCTTGGCGCTTACTAAAGAGCTTGGATTGAATCAAGAATCGGTACAAAAGGTAGTCGATTATTATACGGGTAAGTTTGTCCCCGGTGTGCAGCAGGCATACGAAGAATCACAGAAGCAAGCTACAGAAAAGCGCAACACAGAATGGGCGGCGCAGGCTACTAAAGATGTTGGCAAAGAGGGAATTGATAAGGCACGGATTGCTTTGAAAGAGTTTGGCGGCAAAGAACTGACTGATTTCCTTGACAATAGCGGACTGGGCAATCATCCACTGCTTGTAAAACTCTTTGCTAACATCGGCAACAAAATGAGCGAAAGCACATTAATTACTGGTAATCAAACAGTAGCAGCAGAAAAACGCCCAGCAGATAAATTATTTGGCGATATGTTTAATTCGTAATACGGAGGTTATTAAATGGCAACAGCAAATGGCAATAGCAATGTATATTCTTTAAAAGACG